CATATCCCTGTTGATTCGGGGCAGATGATGTTGATAGATCCTTGTTATATCTTGGCTGATAATAACACTAAGGATGAGAAGCTTAATAAGTTATACGAAAAGTGTATTGACGTTACTTGTAGCGATAATATGGCTGGAACTATTGATCTTGGTGCAGTATCTAGTACTGGCTATGGCGATGGTTCTTACCCTGTGTATGTGGAGTATGATGATGGTCGTGTATCCTCATTGACTATTAAGTTCATAGAGCCGAGTGATAGATGGTAGGAAAGAATATGACGTTCGGAGCTTGGCTTCGATACGGTATTGACCAGGGTTATTGTACTGATAGGTATTGTGAGAATCATCAAGCTCATGCTTATGAGGATGAGAAGCTTTTTCATGATCTTATGGAAGAGTATGATGGTCGAGATTTCTGTTGGCCTATAGTAAGATTGCGTACACTGGCAGAAGATGATTAAACTGTAACGTGAAGATATTATTCTATGACATAGAAACGGCCCCTAACTTATCGTATGTATGGGGTCATTATCAACAAGATGTCATAGCGCATGAGCGTGAGTGGTACATGTTATGTTTTGCTTGGCGTTGGGGTCATCAGAAGCGAGTGAATGCTTGTGCTTTGCCTGACTTTAAGAAGGCTTATGCTGAAGATCCTGAGAATGATTACCATGTAGTTAAGAAGCTGCATGAATTGTTTGATGAGGCTGATGTTATTGTTGCTCATAATGGTGATGCTTTTGATTATAAGAAAGCTAACGCTAGGTTTGTGAAGCATGGGCTTGGTCCAGCTTCACCTGTTAGTTCTGTTGATACGCTGAAAGTAGCTCGTAAGTATTTTAAGTTCACTACTAATCATTTGAATAGTCTTGGTAAGTTCCTTGACATTGGTGTAAAGACTGATACTGGTGGCTTTAAAACCTGGGCTGGTTGTATGCGTGGTGATCCTAAGTCTTGGAAGATCATGGTTAAGTACAACAAGCAGGATATTAATCTTTTGTATGATGTGTACTTGGCTTTGCGTCCTTGGATGACGAATCATCCTAACCATAATATGTATACAGAAGAGAATGGTTGTCCTACTTGTGGCAGTAATCGTATGATGCGTCGTGGGTATAAGGTGACTAAGACTATGCGATATGTTCAGATGCAATGTCAAAGTTGTCGTGGCTATTCGCGATTGCGTTTAGCTGATAAAAGAAATGGGCCTGAGATAGTGCCGTAAAAATAAAAATAAAAAAGAAAGTAAAAGAGAAAGGAAAATGAAATGGAAATGACTAGAGAACCGTATTCATCGGATGATATGCCAAGAGAAACGATGAAGAGAACTCTTGATTATGATCATGGGGAGAAGCTCATTGTAAATGCTGAGGTTATTAAGCGCCCTGTTGAGGGAGTGCCTGGCGAATTTGAGTATTTTTATTCCATGATGATGGATATTCCTAGTAATGCAACATCTAGTAGTAGTTGTGTGATGGCAGGTAGCCCTGTTTATGATCAGTATGATGAGTGTGTTATAGCGATGAATGATCGTTTAAAGAAATGGGTTGATGAGAGATATGACGTTTGAATTTAAGTATTGCCCTGCATGTGGTGGTGAAATGAACCACCCATTTGTGGCATTGAGTAGAAGAGATAATAAAACAATCGTGTGTTCTGAATGTGGACAACGTGAAGCTTGGGAAGATACAGAATCCTACGCAAAAAAAGAATGGGAGAAACATGTCGCTGACAATAGTAAAAAGGTTTAATGATAAGGGTGAACGCCTTGATCCTGCAGAGATGAGTGTGTCTGCTACTGGGCTTGTTGCTTATAGCCAATGCGCTCGTAAGTTTAAGTGGCAGCGTGAAGCTAGTTGGGAATATGATGGGCCGAAGAAAGCTAACGCTATGTGCCTTGGTTCTCTTGTCCATTTTCTTATAGAGGTGGGGTTGCCTACCTTTATGAAGCCTGAGTGTGGTTCTATGTCTGCTATTACTGTAGCTAGTAGAGAGATTGATTCTTGGGTAGCTGCTTACACAGATAATGAGATGGTTCAAACACAAATCTATACTGATATAGTTCCTTACGCTAAGTTCATGGCGACACAAACTTTCATTTGGTTTGAGCAAGAAAAGTTTTTTGATCGTTATGAGATTATTTCTATGGAGGAAGATTATGCTCACATGCTTGACTTGGGTTGGGAGCTTCGCTGTCGTCCTGACCTTATTGTACTTGATCGGGTCACTAACCAGATAGGGATCATTGATTACAAGACTGGTACGTCTGTTGATCAAGCTCCGATGAATTCTGATTGGCAGATGCGTGCTATGGCTATCATCATGGAGGCGAAACATGGACCTGTTTCTTTTGGTGGTCATCTTCGTATTAAGAAAATTAAATCTACGAAAGGTAAGCCCCCTTATGTGCAGTTGAATCAGATGCGTTTTGATCCTGAAAGAATTCAGATTGCTGAGGATGAAATTAATCATTTGATGTGGCAGATAAGTAACGACGTAGTACACTTACCTTCACCTACTTGGACTTGTCCCTCTATGTGTAACTTTTATGATGCATGTGAGGCGAAGAGTGCTAACCAAGATTGGGAATATGTAATGTCAATCGATCATAAGAAAGGAAATGATGAGTGATTTAAAAGTTTACTTACATATACATGGTGTCTTTGGATCAGGTAAAACAGCCTTTGGGTTGACTGGTCCATCACCTACATTGATAGCTGACGTTGAAGGCGCGGCTTTCAAATCAAAACATGGCGGGTATAAACAACTCTGGTCTGATTGGGATCAAGAGAGTATACCTGAGACTGTTGTGTATCCTATAAAGAAAGAGGATGACCTTAAGTTTCTTATTGATTACCTTAAGTTAGGTGATCATCCGTTTGAAACATTTACAGTGGACAGCCTTACGCTGTACCAAACAAAGTTGAAGCGTGAACTGCAGCAACCTAATCAGAAGTTTAATCCTGATGCTGAGTTTACTTTTCATGCTTGGAATCGTGTGCTTAATCACATGCTTATGCAATGTGAGGATTTGCTATCGTTAGTTGAACCTAACGCTATTAAACCTATTAATGTTTGTTTGATCTCAGCTACAGATAGGGAGGCTCATTTTATGCGTCCTCTTCTGGAGGGACAGATTAGGAAACGATTGCCTGGTCTTGTAGATGTGCATGGGTTTATGAAAATGCAACGTGACAACGATGGGAAACCTCATACTGTCTTGCATTTTGAACCGACTGATTTGATAGATGCAAAGTGTAGGCTTTGGCAGATTGCAGAAGCTCACGATAAGGGTTATATTGTAGACCCAACTATAAAAGAAATAATCTCAATAATAAATAGAGAAGAATAGGAGAAATATATTATGCCGTCATTTAGTGACTTACGTTCAGGAGCGGAAGAGAGGTGGCAACCCGAAGAAGGTGGCCAATATACTGTCATCGTTGTTGAATGTCGTAATGGAGAAACACGGAATGGTTATCCTTCCGTGAACTTATGGCTTGAAGTCGTAGGTGAACAAGATAGTGGAGAACGTTTCTGGGATGGGACTTATTTCTCAGCTAACAAGCGTGCTAATTCAATGGCCTTCGCTAAACTTCAAGCAGCTAATAGTAATTTGGATGAGCCTTTCTGGGCTAAAGATCCTGATGATGTAGCAATTCAAAATGCTTTGATGGGTTCTAAGTTCAAGGTTCAAACAACTTTTGAAGAGAACCGTGATGGTGATCGCCCTTGGCTACGTTGTACATACATACCAATCGAGGACCAAAAGGTTGAATTCTAAATAAGGAGGAACAATGACACCGGATGTCGCTAATTCCATAGCTCGGCAGGCGAATGCCAAAGTAATAAGAAGGGAATTGCATCCAGCCATTGTTCTAAGTTATTTCAACCATGAACCTCAAGTTGTGGGAAGGTTACGCCTTAGTTACTCTTCCCCTTTTAGAAAAGATGCCAACCCTTCACTCGACGTATTCAGGAGTAGGTTACAAGAGTGGAGGGTTGGCGATTTCGCTGAAGGGTGGCAAGGTTCTGTCCTTGATCTCATCCTTCGTTTTAAATCAGAGTGGTCTGTCGATCAAGCTGTTGAGTTAGCTCGCCAGCTCTATGCTACACAGTTAGAGTCCGGCGTTGATTATGAAACCATGGAGAAGTCAAGTGCTTTTCGTTGGCCTAACCCTAAACATAATGAGGCTGCTGCTGAACGATGGCATTATTACTACTCTCGTAACCATCCTTGCTTGCCTCCTGTTGGTTATCTTAGAAACAATTTTGATATTCATGTGATGGAGAACGAAATGGTTTGGACTCCTTACTATGATCAGGATAGTCGTGTCGTAGGGTATAAGACGTTATCTAAGAGTGGTGGCAAAAGAGCTGGTGCTGGTTCTAAGATGACTTTGTATGGGTCAAGGGAATCTTTACGCATGCTTCAGGAAAATGATGATCCTATAATTATTTGTGAGGGAGAATCAGATACTTGGGTTATGGATTATTTGTATGGGGATAGGTATGTTGTTGTTGGTTTCCCTGGTGCTAATCAAAACATTCAAGAGCTGTTAGGTATTTATGATCCGAGTGTTTGGCTTGAGCGTGATATTTCTATTGTCTTTGATGGGGATGCAGCGGGTACTTCGGGTAGGACTCAGGTAGCTCAGTGGCTTACAGCTCGTGGAGCTGATGTTAGTATCACTCCTTTGCCTGACAATAAAGATGTTGCTGATATGCAGGAGAAAGATATCCGTGATTTGTTTGACAAGTGGCAGATGCCTTTCGGTGAAGCGCAGAAAATTTTACGTGTTGGTAATTTGTATCGGAGGTTAACTTCTGATAACCAACAAGGTGCTGAGATTACTAACTGGGCTATAGATATTGAACGGTTTTTAATTGGTGAGAGTTCTGATACATGGGCTGTTGAAGGTCGTATTGCTCCTACAGGAAGACAGGTGACGATCACTGGTTCTCATTTTAGATCGGTTCAGAAACTTATTGATTGGTCGCAGGCACATGCTCGTCAATTTTATGGTAACACTACAGATGCTCAGAAGTTAGGTTCGTATCTTCTTAATGAAGCTACAATGAAACCTGTGGGTAGGATGACTACAAGAGTGGGTCTTCATCGTGGAGATTTTGTTTGGTCTAATGGTTCTATTGGTGATCAGGAGTGGCGGTACATAGCTAAAGAAACTGGTATTAAAATTGATGACAGTTTAACTATGTTACCTACACAGGTTACTAAGGAGCGGGCTAGTAAAATCTTAGAGAATTTGATTAACTTGCATAAGCATGAGGTTACTATGCCTATGCTTTGTTGGTTAGCTGTTGCTCCTTTACGTCCCCTGCTACACGAGTTTCCTATCTTGCACCTGTCTGGTACTAGTGGATCTGGTAAGACTACCCTCACGCAGATCCTTACTTACATGTTTTCCGGCTCTCGTATTAATTCCAACCTGACCACCACCACCCCCTTCGCCATATCATCTCACTTCATGGCCTCCAATGCCTTCCCTGTATGGTTTGACGAATACCGGCCTGGCGCTAGGGATGATGCTAAGAAGACTTTGGATCAATTACTTCGTGATACGTATACTGGTCAGGTATCTACGAAGGGTTCTATGAATCAGAATCGTGCGGAGGTTACGCAGATTCTTACGGACACGCCGGTGATTGTTACTGGTGAGGATACGTTGTCTGAGAAGTCTCATGTTGATAGATCTATTATGATTAATATCCCTATGGAGGGGAAGAATCGTGAGGCTATGGAGTTCTTTGAGTGGGAGCAGCCTATGGCGTATCTTTATTTGAGTTGGTTGCATAAGAGTTATTTAACTAATGAGGTTGTTCTTCCTAAGGTTAATCATTTGCCTGATCATTTGAGTGGTAGGCAAATGAATAACTTTAGAGTGTTACAGTATGGTTACAATTTGTTGCAGGACTTTGCAGAGTATTTAGATAACGGTTTGGTTATCCCTGATAAGTCATGGGATCTTGTGATACATGATGCTAAGACAGCTTCTGCTGAGAATCCTATACTTGAACTGATACGTTGGGCTTATGAATCTGAGGAGCGTGCTGTCTTTGCTTTGGAAGAAGAAGACAAGTTAGGTATCTCTACTATTGAGTTGATGCGTATACAGAATGCTCCTTGGGGTCCAAGGTTACCGTTACCTTTTGAGAAACATACTGCTTTTGGTAGGTGGTTAGAGGATCATATGGGGGCGAAGAAAGAAAGAGTTTTCCATCTTGGTAAACAGAAACGTGTGTATGTTATAGACTATGAAAGGGTGATAGATAATGCCTAAGATTGCTTTAGAAGATGCTGCTACAAGAAGTGCGTTACTTATGGCTATTGCTGTGGGTAAGACTAGAGCTGAAGCTTGTAGTGATGCGGGTATAACTGTTCAGACTTTACGTCGTCATGAGAAACGTGACCCTGAATTTGCTGAACAGTTACTTGATGCTGAGGAGGCTGCGTTTGATCAGGTTGAAAGACGTATGCGTGAGATGGCTGTTGCTGGTGATTCTTCTATGATTAAAGAGTATCGTTCTTTAAAGCGTAGGCGTGAGGCTCGTGAAGCTCGAACGTCTAAGGTTGAGGTTGAGTCTACGCATACTCATATTCTTGAAGCGGATAATACTATTCGTGAACTTATTGGTACGTTACAGGCACGTAAGGATAGGTATATTGAAGCTGAGGTTATTCCCCAATCTGCCATTGCCCCAAAGAAGATCCCGATGAAGCAGGTGGAGCAGACGGAGCAGGCGGAGCAGACGGAGTAAGATCCGGAGGTACTGGAGTTCCTGACATGGATGTTCCTAATGCGCTTTGAGCATTCATAGCATCACGTATTTTTTCTTCATCAGTTCGAGGGTCTTTCCTATTAGGTATCGTAGGGTTAGGTTCCAATGCTAGGAATGCAAGTTCAGCATTACTTAAGTTACGTTTTCCGTACAAAACAAAACTATCTATCATCCCAGGTGTTACTGCTATCCCAAGTAGGTTAGCTATTATTAAGAACTTAGCTCGCTGATTCACACCGCTTTCTTGTAGCTTTTTCAGCTCTTCTACGGTTCTGCTTTTATCATTATCAAATTCTGGTAACGTTTCTACCCCAGCTCCAAACAATAGTCCGGACATGACTGCCAGCTCTCTACGAGAAAGTTCATCTACAATCTTTAAGTATATTTCCCAATCTTCTAAGCCTGCTTTTACACCATCCTTATAGAATTGTTCTATCTCTGTAGTAACAGGACGCATAGCTCGCGCCGTTTCTTTATCTAATCCAGCAGCATTAAGCATAATCTCTATGTACTTGTTAGCTCTTTCGACATTCTTTTCTGTAGGGTCATCCCGCAGAAACTGGTTCTCCCTGAATGGCTGTATTCCTGCTGCTTCATAGTCCGCCAATGTTTGCGGACTAGTTAATGCCATAGCTATCTCTAATTTAATCTCAGGGGCTACTTGAATCTTGCCTGTTTCTTCTCCATCGTTTAATAGGATGCGGAAAGTTTCAATAGCGTACTCGACATTCTTTGCATAGTCTTCTTCGCTTACAAGATCCCTTGTAATAGCATCATATGGGACACCTATCTCATCCTCAAATTTTTCTCGAATCCCTTCAGGAAGATAACTTGCCAGCCTATTCTTATAGTCAGCTTTATCAAGCCCTTGGAAAATGAGCATCATTAACACATCGTTAGCTCTTTCAAGTTTGCCAGCATCAACTAAGTCAGACCAAGATGGGATATCTAGTCCTTCCTCTTTTGCCTTGCTAATAATGTTTGCCCATTCTCGTCTGATCTGGCCAACCATATTCATTTGTTGATCTTTGTTTAGTTCATAAACATTAAGGCCACCCAATGTACTAAGCATTCTTATTTTCCAACCATCAGCATTTTCTTGCGGATTTAATTCCATGTGTGGAGGGACTAATCCAAGTGGATCTCCTAACCCCCATTTCCCAGCATCTTTAAAGTATTGTTTAAGTGCTGGAATGCCCAAATTTACTAACTCAAATAAAGTATTCTTAACACCCCACTCTTCTATCCTTTTTCCTGTAAACATATTTTTACCATCAGCTAATTGATAGGTAAGATCAACAGCTTGTTTCGGACCATTAGCAAAGATATCTAACAAACCAGAAATTTGCTGACCAATTCTTAAAGGACCTCTCTGACCTGGATACCTAGAGTCACGTATGGATAAAACATTTTCTAATTCTTCCCCACCAAAGAAACCAATTAATGGATTGATATCTCCCAGGTTAAGGACCCAACCTACTTTCTCTATGGTTTCTAACGCACTTATTAATGGGGTTTCCATCCGAACCATAAAATCATAATCGTGAGCGCCGAACATGAACCCATTATCTCTGTAGAAATCAGGTTCAAATTTTTCACTAAGCGTATTCTCCCACCCAAAGAAGTTCTGCATTATTCCTTGCGTCATTTTTTGCGCTTTCCATACAGAACCAGGACTTGAAGTAAGCATACGTGCTTGCAAAACAGTGTTCTTTCTCATCCACGTATAGAATCTACTCACATTTTTTATATGTTCTTCTGTTTTAGTAAGGTCACCGTAGTCAAATAGGAATTGTTTTGTACGTACTGCTGCTGCTGAAGGAGCAAGCCCTTGATCTAACCCATCGAGGAACATAGCTAGTCGAGCATTGTCTTCAAAGAACGTACCCATAGCACGACCATGTCTAGTAATGGTATTGTTTATGTATTTTCTTTGCAGAGTATTCATTGCCTGTCTTCCACGATTCGTTGTGGTTGCTTTTTCTCTTAATTTTCTTTGTTCAAATATTGAGATATCTTTTTGAATGTCGTTAAAGAATGAAGTTCCAAGAATGCCATGTTCTCTTGCTAAATTTAAATTAAAAACATCATCTGGCGTTATCTTTGTAAAAGTATGCCCATAACCACCCTGACCAGGGTCCATTAATCTTTCATTCCTTGCTAAGTCATCGAGAGCATCATCGAATTTAAGATAACCACCTTTTTGCATGTGAGTTCGTACTTGCTTAGATACGTATTGTAATCTCATGCTATCTATAAGTTTCTTAGGATTTTTAAAACCACCAACAATCATATTAAAAAGGTTACCGACTTCGTTACGTATGTGGAATGCTGGTTTGACAACAGTTACCCAAGTAGCCCAGCCTGTGGTCCAAACATTAAGACTTCGGGCAAGTTTCCCTGGCATTAGTTCACCAGTTACTTTAGGGATAATGTTATTTACTAACTCATCAGCGATATCTCTATCAACTAATTTGGCTCCAGTTCCTGTTTCAACTGCTACATACTTACCTTCTAACTCTGGTACAAGCTCTAATCTGTCTAGGAATTGTTTTTCAGGTTCATGAAGGTTTGATTTGAATTTCTTTTTCGTACCTGTAACTGGATCTATAAAATCAAATTCAAAAATAGGATCTCCTGGACCGTCGTACTTAACGATTAAATCCCCATCTATAACAGCAGGACGTTCCCCAAATACTGGTCTACCAACATTATTATCCATAAGTTTTCTGTCATGTAAAACAAAATCTTGCAAATCACCTAATGTGTCGTAAACAATTCGTTTAGGTTCTATATCACCTGCGTAACGTATCCATGCTTGTACTGGATCTTGTTCATAAAGGTTATTAATAACCCAATCTTTATTGCTTGAATCTTTAAGAATACTTTGGAATATTTCTCTTACTTTTTCATTCAACCTAGCTACGTTCTTGACATGAGGAAAGAAATCTCTTGCCTGTAAACGTCCGCTACTACGAAGCATTGTTTGTATCTCATCAGCAGTTTGAGCTTGACCTATTATCTTAGCTTTTGATGGCCTAATTACTGTATCTATAATCCCAGGCATGCTCTTAGCTATTTGAGCTGCTTCCGCTTGTGTTAATTCTCCAGCGATAACCATAGCGTCTAATCGTTCAGCTAACATTGCTTGGTTTGTGAAAGATTCAAAAGTATCCCAATTTTCTCCCCCAGCTTTACGGAGTTCATCAATTTGATTGTATGTTTCTGCTGAAATAATCCTTGGATTATATGTTGTTGGATCTACGTCAGCTATACGTTGAATTTTTCCGGTAACTGGATGCCTAAATCCGGTATCTCCCTTAGTTATTGAAGAGATCCATTCCCATTGTTCTAAAGAAAACTCATCTATTTGATCAACTATCCGCTTTACCATTTTCCACACTGGCATTTTTGTTACTGGGTGATATCCAGGAAATGCAGTTTTGATACTATCGTAAATTGCTAGTCGTTCAGCTCCGTCTTTGCCTCCTTTTCTAGTCATACTTCCTTGTGTTTTTCGTAGCTCTCGTACCCAGCCAGTTAATTTCTCATGTAACCCTTGAGTTAATTTTTTTTGAGTTAATGGTGTAGCAGCATCTATAAAGCTTTGATCAACGGTTTTCATAACATCAACTATTTCACCAGGAAATTCTTCTAATGTTCTCACTAGAAGCGCTTTGTCCGCTGTTCCTGCTGCGACGTTAGCGTTCGTTGTTTCCCTAACATGTTCAGCCAAACCCTTACCGTGTTTATCAGCTAAAGCATTGAACGTTCGGAGAAATCCCATCTTTCGTGCAACCCAATCATGAGGTCTAACAAAAGGTTTAAACATCGCCCAAGCTTCTCGACCCTGTTCCAAACCAATTTCTCTTTGTATGTTCAAAGTATCAGGGACACGCGAAGGACCGAATTCTGCACCTGAAGGGCCTGCCCTTGGGCCAACTTCGCTGACTTTATTGAGGCTTTCTGGCAACATCATTTGGCTATCGCCACCAATGTCGTAGACTTGCTTGCCTTTTAGCCCTCCTTCAAAAGCCCAATCCATTTCAATATCATCTAGTACGCTTCGCATATTTCCATAACCAGCTTCTTTTGCTGTCACAAAGAAATCTTCAAAGTCATCTATTGCGTGGAACATGCGGGCTACAAGATCGCTTTGCATAGGTACTCCAGATCCAGGGATATGTTCCCCTAAACCTATTGGTTTTGTTGGCGCTGCTGGACCACTTAACATTCCTTCCACAGGAATGCCTTGCTTATAAAGATCTTCTAATTCTTCAATTTGTTTGTTTAATTTATTTAAACTGTCTATATCTGATGGAAGTGGATCAAGAGTATCAGCTATCTTTTTTTCTAATGTATCTTTTTTCCGTTTAAGATCATCAAGTGCATAACGCATCTTGCCAGAAACACTTTGCCCATGCGATACTCCAGCTTTACTAGCTTTATAACCAGCACTATGTAAGTCAACATCAAGAAAGGTTTTACCTACTCCTTCAGGAATACTACCTTCAGATAGGCCTCGTGTTACAGATAGCTCTCGGTACGCTGTAGCTGTCTCATCACTTTTTTGCAACATTCGGTATTGTTGTGCAGCATTCCATCTACTTATAAGCAGCTCTGGATCTAACCCTGCTACATACATTTCTTGAGCTAAGTTTTTAAAATCATCTAATGGAATTTGAGCTTCAGCATAATGAATAAGTGGAGTCTTATTACCAGCATCAAAATGTTCTGGAAGTATATGCGCTTCATCTACTTTACCTACTTCCCATTGAGTGATCTTACCTGTTCCACCATACTTAACCATGTCTTCAGGTACTCGACTAGCATCAGGTATTTCCTTTAACATGCCATTCTCGTCTATCGACCATTTATAACCAACTCTTGGCTGAGATAATACTTCCCCTCCAGGGGTGATGAGCTTTCCGTCTTTCACTTTTAAAGTATCTTGGAGGTTCCACCATCCAACCAGCACATTTAGTTCTTTCTGCCGGACACTTATGTTTGCTATCTGTTCTTCAAGAAGATGTTTCTCCTGAGTTAAGTACCTTTCGTTGAGTTGAACTTCCCACTTCTCCAAGTTTTTATCCATTTCTTCTAACTGACCTGATCGATAAGTTGTATCGATAGCATCAATAGATTCATCAATCTCGTCCAGTTTGCCATAGCCATCTAATTCGGCATCTATTTCTTTAAGGCGTTCTATCCACTGTTTTTTTAAAACATCATTATGTTCAATACCTTCAGTTACAGTATCTATCAACACACGTACATCTTCTTCAAAAGGAGGAGGAGCTGTACCTTCGATAAACTCATCGTATTTAGTTTTTTGTTTTGCTGTATTAGCACGAAGTTCTGATACAGTATCTAGCTTCTCTCGAATAATCGTACGTTGCCTGTTAAGGTTAATCCACTCTTTATTATTAGCTGTTAAAGCAACAAATTCATTTTTAGGAATTACTTGACCACCATGTTCAAATATTATGTCTTCTTCTAACCTTGAAATTCGAGCATCAATAGACTTTATCTGATCTCGCATAACATCCTGCCGAGCTGTCAACCCAATATTCTCCGTTGACTCTGAAACAAACTGAGTTCTTTTAAGCGCTTCGTCAGCATTAACGTTAGCTAAAGTATATTTACCACCCTTAATGTTAAAAGCCTTATAGTTCTCTCTCATGAAATACAGTATCTCTGTCAATTCACTTAATTCAAGCTGTGATGGCAATGGGCTAACACGAGCAACATCTCTATTGCCTTCTACCTTACTTCTCAAATCGTCGTACACACCATCTTCATGGTTTTTCACACGCTTTTCAAATTTTGTAATTTTGCTATCAAGAACATTAAGATCTTTTTCTTTATTCCTCAAGTTCCTTCTAAGCTGTTCTTTTTGAGAGCGAAGCGAATGGGTATCGTCAATCCAAACACCTTTAAAATCTTCAGCAGCAGGATTGATTCGATAACCTTCCCTCATCCGGACAGGTATTTTCATAAAATCTTCGCTTGCTGCTTTTAGAACTGGGTCATCTGTTTTCGCAATCAAGTTATCAGCAAATGCTGTGAACTCTTCATTAGCAAATAAAGCTTGCCTATCGTTACCAACAGCAACATTTACTCTGGCAAAGAAATCATGTAACGGATCATTAAGATTCTTTTCCACAAGTTCTTGTAATTGTTTCTGCTTAGCTATAATCTCGCCTTGCAATGTAACTAGATCAGTTTCAAGACCTTCCCTAACTTTAATACCTGATTTTGAAGCATCATCTATCAACACAGAAACATCATCTTTTGTAAGATGACCTAATTCAAGCCCTTCTTTCTTGGCACGTTTATAAAAAAGACTACGCTTATCTATCGTTCCGTTCTTATTAAACCTAGGTCTTAACTTAGTATTCCCTGCTTCTATTAAATCCCATATCTCACTAATAAAAGCACGATTCCTTAAATCAGTAATTTGCTGAGCTAACGTCACAATTTCTACATCTTCAGCAATCGTATTCACAACTTGTTTAGGATTTTTATCTGCTAAATCAGCAAGTTTTTGCATCTTATCTGGATCTTTAAGCTGTCCAATGTCTTTACGACCAGGCTCATCACCCATTTTTGTAGCCATCTTTTCACCAGGAGCTGCTTCAGCTTCTGTCCTAGGTCGGTAATGTTCTATTGATATTTCATTGTCTATTGCTCTAAGAATATCTTCATCAAAAATATTATCGAATAGGGGTGTATTCAGAAAACGTTCAGTTTCAACTGCTTCATGAGCGTTAATTACATGCTGTCTTAAATTCTTTTCAACGTTTAACTTCTCTAATTTTTCAGTAATTCTTGCTAATGCTTTTTCTGCTGCGTCAACTGTTCCTTGTGCTTGTTTTTCTAAAGAGGTCATATGTGAAGTCATCTTTGTTTTATTGCCTTCATTGACATGAGCCTTAGATACTTTGTCTAACCATTCCCATTCAGATTCAAGGAACTTTAACTCAAACATTTCAAGTTCTGTAATATTATCTTTCTTAGCCACAAGAGGAGCTTGTTGTTCCTTTATCGCTGCTTTACGATCAAGAACTTGTTGACGATTCAGAGGAGGATCTGGCAATCCTTTACCTTTTGAAGCAATTACCTTGCCATCAGTTATCCCTTTTTGCACACCTCTATAGAATGCTTCGATCTGACCATTCTTACCGAATAAAGGAACCTTTCCTGTTTTACGAATGCTTGCCCTAAGCGATTTGATAAGTTCAAGATGATGTACTGCTTGACTGAGAGTACTTCGTATTGTCAAATACTCTTGTACACCTTTCTGGTATTCACCTTCTAAAGTATTCCATTCAGATTTATTTCCATGACGAGCAGTTTCTGATGCTGCCTCGTTAGCAGTAATACCATCCTCTAACCGATCTATTTCTTTCTCAAGATTCTCTAAGACACCCCCCTTGCCTTGATTCTTGGATAGCTGCTTGTCCTCATTTGTTAATGTCGACCAGTTTGCCTCACCTTCAAGCAGTTCTTTATCACCCTTAGCTTTCTCAAGGTGAGCATTCACACCTGCAGGGCCAGTATCTTCAACGCTAGCTATACGTTTATCTATAGCATCGACAGCATCATCAACTGTAGTATTAGCAGGAGGCCCAAAACTTTCAGGGCTATCCAACCATTTCTGCATAACATCTATTTCTTCACCCGCTACTTGTACAGGTGGAGGAAGAACTTGATCTGTCTCAATAACGTTACCAGCGTCATCAACTTCCTTATTTTTAAATAGCGTAGAATCTAAATGATCTTTGGTAACTTGCTCTGCTTCATCGCTGATCTTTACTACCCATGCTTCAAGATCTCCATAGGTTCCTTTTTTTGGAGCGCCTTTAATCTTTGCTAACCTTGCAAGATGCTCTTCCGAAATTGCTTTGTTTAGAAAAACTGTCTCTTGTACACTAGATAATTGTTGCTTTAATATAGGATTAATCTCTTCCCAAAATCTTACAGCAGTTTCTACATTAGGATCTACATAATTGTAAGGACGAGCTACTGTACCAGTTTGTTCATCAAATTCCCTTCCAACAAAACGCCTTTGATTACCACCTGGAGTTAACCCATCCGCATCCACGCCATGTTTTTGGAGATTATACCAAAGTGTTTCTGGTTGACCTACTGGCCTATCTGCTGCATCAAGTTGCTTAAGTACTTTATTACCTTTATTATCCGTAATAACTTTAGTTGCTTTTCCTTGAGAAGCATTTAAAGCCATCTGCCGATAAGCATCCAACATCTCAGCAGGAGTTCTTGCTACCCCATCAGCGCTCAGTTCAAGAACGATACGCATTTTCGCTGCGAAATCAGATCCATGACTAACAGGAGCTGTTCCTCTTCTACCCGCAAATCTGGTTCTACCTAATTGCATGGTTGCTCTAGTAAGGTTAAGAAACTTATCTTTAGATCCAGTCCAACCTTTTCTCCTCCATAGTTGATACATTGGGCGTGTGAATGGCATCATACGCGTGTATCTGCCATGGCCGAATCCCATCCCGCCACCAGATCGCCTTTGTATAATTTTTAAATTCTTAGCTATACGTTTCTCTAAATTAGCGACAGTTTTCTCTGTCGCTCCTTCCACACCTTCACGTAAAGCACCGTACTTATCAGCTTTCTTTGCAGCTCGTTGAGCAAACGGAGTATCAGCACCATATCTTTTAGTCCTTGCTGCTGCTTTACCTGACCATTTAACTTGTTTAGTACCAACACCTATTTTAGGAGCAGCCCTCAACATAGCTTCGGCTACTTCGTCAGCTACATCTGCCCCTACCGCTTGTATTACGCTCTCTACGATACTGAGTCCATCAGGTTTTGATGTAACTGATAAACTCTTCCCCAACCATTCCTCTACACGATTTACTTTCCATGGTGCTTTACGAGCTAAACCAGCATTAATTGCATCTATAGCTGCTTGAAGTTGAGTATCACTCAAGTTTGCTGCTTTGCTAAACTTTCCTAATTTCTTCAGCGCAGCGTCAGTAAACACGTTTTTAACTGCTTGTTTACCACCAGTATGTACCGCTACTTTAGATATAGAAGTTAAAGCAGCTTTACCTGCTGGACCAACACCCAAAGTTGCCCAGGTTAACGGATCTAATGCTATCTCCATACCTAGATTCAGAGCATTACCAGCATTAGCCCAGCCCCAACCTATGTCTTTTCCGAAATCATCAGGTATTCCAAAGGCTTCGTAAGCATCTAATCTACCATCTTGGTTTCTATCTCTTGTAAGGAGAACATCGCTTTTTTGATCTTTCAGAAAATCTTCAGCAGCTTCAAAGATTGCGCCACCACTAATGATATTTCCTGCTGTCTCACCCAAAACTGGGGTAAGTATCTTTTTCATTACTCCGTCGGGTGTTAACAACTGGTAAAAATCAACACCTAAATGACCCAATCTAGCATATGCTGACTTAAAATTGAGTTCCACCACATCCCCGATAATGCCCAATACTTCCTGCAGAGGAGCATCAACTTTTGAAAAAACCCAACCAACCATTCGTTGCCATCGAGGGGGTTCTTTAAAAAGTTCTGGGTTATAAAGATTATCGAAAGTTTGAGTGCCGTCACTAACAGCGTACATTACATCTTTGAAAGGCTGGTAATCTTTCAGCATGTGGAGAATGTATTGCATCCATTCGACTACTTCTTCATCACTTGATTGTGACATTTGTAATGTGAATTTAGCCAGCTCAGTATGGTTTAAAGCTTCATACTGATCCATATCTTTGAGAGTAGATAAGGTTTCAATGTCTTCATAGACTGCCTGCATCCGTTCTTCTTCTTGTTTATACAGTGCTGCTATTTCAGCATCTCTAGCTTCGTTCCATTTAGCTACTTCTTTTTCTTGGTATTGCTGTTCGTAATATAAATTTCTTTCATACGCTACAGAACCTTTAACTGGCTCTGTCGGAACAGGAGTAGGGCTTGTCCAAGTATCTGGATCTTCTGGATCGAATCCTTCTAAGTCTGGAAGCTCTTCAGGTGGAGTAGATTCTTCTATTAAAGTATCGTAAAGATCACTCCAATTAAAATCTTCTTCCTGTATTGCCATTTAGATACCTAAGCTACGTGCAAAAGCGTCCAAAGCAGAATCTTGATCGTACATTCTTTCAGCGTCAGAAACTCTTTTTCTGCTTCTCACTGTCTTGTTTCTTTCTTCTTCAGCTTTTCTTCGTTGTTCTTCCTCATATTTCTTAGCTCTAGCTTCCTGCTCTTTCTGAGCTAATAACGTTTCAAAGTAATCTTCAGAACCACCCTTAGTATTAAGATCTCTTGGTTCAGTATCGAAGGGACTAGTAATCGAATATGCACTATCTGGGTTCCGGTATAGCTGATTTGCTTCACGCATAATATCTCTATCCGATTCTCTTTTTGCACCTAACCCATGAGGCGCACCTGTTTGTTCATTTCTCGTTGCAGCTCCTAAACTATCCTGAGAAGGAGGAATAACCGCACCACTTTCATCAGTAGGTAACTGTTGATTTTTTGCCATAGTATTATAATCAAGCCACGTAGCCCAACTTTCTAACTGAGCAAGTTCCGCTTCATCAATCTCATCAAGCTGACGATCTTCGTAGATACCTGTTACTGCGTTCATGGCTAAAAATTTAGCATCTTCGTAACTATAATTTCCATTAATGAACTCTTCATAATGTTCTTGATATATTCGAAGATGTTCAGGAAGTTCACCTGTAAGAGTATTTCCTGTGGGCATACCATCAGGGCCAATTTCTGGTTCAGATGTGTAAAAAATGGATTCAACATCTGTAAATGATTCAAGACCAAATATTTGGGCAACACTGTCAGCCAAAGTTGCGGAATCATTTTGAGGATCAAGGTTAACAGCACCAGTAGGTGTATCTTGTGGAACTATCCCATAGTGATCACCAATATCATTGATTACATCAGAATTAAGCCACGGAGGATTATCATCCTCTGGATCTTCTGGCTCTTCCTCTATGATTGGATCTTCAGCAGGATACCCACTATAAGACGCAGCCTGCAAAGCATCCATTTTAGATTCCAAATGCAATTCCAAATTAGGTAAATTAGCTTCCATAGCACCCAATAAATTATCGTAATTAGTATTCATAATGCCGATCTGATTACTGAAAGACTGCGCTAACAACGCCATCTCACCCGAAACAGCATTCAACATACTGTCATAACCATCCATCAACTCAGCAACTTCGCCTATACCAACATCCTGATTACCAGGAGTTCCCTCGACTATCTCAGTTTTAGCAGCATCATCTCGACGTTCAACCGCCTGCCCTATCCCTTCAACAACGCCCTTAGCGGAGGAACCTAACTCGCCATAAGCATGCAAACTTTCAGCAGCAGCTTCATCATAACTCGGAGCTAAATCTTCAACCGTTCCATAATTTTTACGCCCCATACTAGACCGTATCCAAAGATAGTCGTTCTGCTGCTTCTTGCTCTTCCTTTAATTTCCTACGTATAAGAGCTTCTTTCTCTTTTCTTTGCAACATTTGAGCGCCTTGATACCCTTCGAGCGAAGCCTGCTGTAGATCTAACTTGCCTAAATCACGTTCTTCCATGAGTCTCACATTTGCTTTCTTAGCGCCACCGCCAAATGCCATGCCTTTTCCACCGTACAGATTCTGACTATCTTCCATTAAACGACCATATTGTATGTCGTACTGTCCTCCACTTCGGAGACTTGGATCAAGTAACTCTTCTTTAGTGGCTTCTCTAAGCTCTCCTTCTTCCATAACTCCATAAAGAGCTTCGTTCTCAGGTGTACTTGGATCATCTTCTTGATACATTGGACCACCCCATTGTCCAAAACTTCTTGTTGATCCTGCTAATAAACGTTCATACGTAGACTGTAAAGTAGCTTCAGTAGTAGCTAGATCCATTCCGAATGAAGCCATAAAAGATGCGTATGCAGGATCAGATAGTAATTCCTCACGAGCATTAATAGATAAGGTATCGTCAGTCCCAGTGTCAGTGTCATCAGGGGACATATCAGGAATAGAGTCAACGATATCTTCAGGGACTGAACTTCCAATATTAACACTATCACCGACATTTATTATGCTACCATAACCAAAATCAAGATCAGAGTTTAATTCTTGGAAATCAGCCCAAGAAACTCCATGTTCTTGTAAGTTTTCTTGCCAGATACTCCAAAGAGTATCGCCAGGTTTTACAGTCCACGATGCCATATGAGTATATTACTCCTCTTCTCCCTTGTTGTCATCAACGATTTGTTGTAGTTTTTGTATTTGTAGCTTTTGTACGCAGATGGTTAGCTCCTTGCTGAAGCTTTTGTCCATCTCTGCTACTATTTCTTCTAATGTAATATCCATTATTATCCTTCCAATGCTGTTACTCTTGTTTCAAGTTCTTGTATAGCCTTAACGATAGGTGCAGTCAATTCACCGTACCTTAACGCTTGATAATTAGAAGCAGGAACTTCAATAAACGTTTCAGGATCGTCATGGTCAGGTAAAAGCTGAGGTTCGCTTTTGATAGAAGTATCTATCCACATTGACTGAGAAGAAGCGTCAGTTCCACCTTGCGAATTAAGCACAGCTTTAACTTCTTGCGCTATAAAACCTTGATGGTTACGGACACCACCGTCTTTCCACTTGTATTGTCTTGGCCTAAGAGACTTAATAAAGTCAAGCCCTAACGTAGTGTCAACAATATCTGTTTTAGCGTTAACATCAGAATGGTTAACTGATGTATCGTAGGCCCAAACTTCAGTCCATTCAGCAGCATCAGTACCGCAAGACATAACGTTATTAGTGTAGGGTCTGAACTCGTTAGATTTTTGTCTTGTCCTCCACGCACCACCAGCCCTACTGTACAAATACCCTGAACTTGTTACGTAAAAACCGCCCTGAGTTATAGAGGAGTGACCGCCCATGTAAAGGATAGCGTGAGAAGCCCCAAGCATATAATTATACATAGTGGCGTTAGTATGGGTTTTCCAAACGTTGTTACCAGCAGTGCTAACATACCAAACTTCATTACCACCAACTGATATACCTACTTCATTAGCATCATGACTATAAAAACCAGTATCTGTATCGTTAGTAAACGTAATGCTAGGAGATGCAGCACTACCATCACCAAATGTGCCTGCACCGCTTACAGTTAAAGAAGTTAATGTACCAACACTTGTAGTCCCTTGAATCTTATCCTGTATCGCAGCAGAAGTCATTAAAGACGTATCGTTATCTACGAATGATTCGCTACCTGTTTGTATGGTAGTCAGAGAAACACTGTCCATGGTTATGCCAGTGGTTGTCAAAGCACCATTCTTATTTACCTGAAAGGGACCTCCTCCAGCGCCAGAAGCAGCAGTTGTAAGCGCAACACCAGCAAGCGAATAATCACCTGACGAACTTTGGGTCTTAATACCTGTATGTTCCCCAACTCCAAAGACAACATCTGTTCCACCCGATGAGGATGCTGTGACAAAGAAATGTTCACCTACTGACATTTCGCCACCTGTAATAGTAGCTCCATACAAACCGCCATTAGATGTAACATGCTGTACCTCTATGCTTCCATCTTCTGCGTTTAAAGAATAACCTGTACTACCTGCAGTAAAGTTAGAAGAAGCTATTTTTCCTCTTGATTGACGAAGATTCCCATTTAATACCATTCCTGTCCTAATACTCACAGAAGAGAAAACAGGGGAATCGTCTACAGCAACAGATTTATTTATATAGTCAGACCAATTTGTCATGTGTTCACATTAGTTATTGGTGTTTGTGATTCAACAGCATATTCAACACTTATCTCATTAAATGCTACTGACTGAATACCATCAATAAATACATTGATTTGAGAACATAAAGGCATACGAGCTGGTCTTAAAACAACTCGTCCACGTTTAGGTATATACACTGTTCCAGCAGTATCATTCAACTCGCTTTCGTCCAAGCTACCTACAGTAATAGTATTTAATTCATCTCCATCATGAACGCAATTAGCTTTCACTGTAAACGCTGGGGCAGTAAATCCTGAAGAATTCCAGTAATCAAAATCAATAATTACTTTCTCTATAGCAGCAGTAGCTTTATCCTGAGGTCGGTAAGTTGCTAACCATACTACTCCTTCAAAACGATTATCCGTATCGTTTGTATGCGTAGCTACCTCACTATTTGAAGTAAACGTATCATTACTATTAGACGGTCTATTTAAAGTAACAGGGCGAGTATATAAACAATCTTTAACTCCAGTAGCAGTATTGTATTCATCTATCGTGTAATAACCAAAATGGTCATTACCCAAAGGAATAACATCAATTATCGCAGGATTTAAAACGCTATCATCACCTGGACCAAAATATAGATGATGAGTCCAAACCCCATTGACAAGTTCTAAAGACCTATCACCTTTATAAACATTATCTGGAGTCGTCGCACTTACTGTCTTAACTTTATAAGGTAAAGAAATAGCATTATGAGCATGAGAAGTGTTTCCTCTCATGAAGTAAACATCTTGAACATCATCTCCGTCTTTAGGAACACCAACATAATTAAAGCTTTGATCATCAATATTTTCTTTTGAAGCTACCACAACTCCACTTTGACGCGTTATATAAATAATAGCGCTTCCAGTAGTAGCTGCTGTCACCATAAAATCAGGGATTACTTTTGTTCCAATGTATCGTATCTCACCAAAATCTGGATTATCTGCAAACGTGTACCTGTACCACCTGCTATCAGCCATAGCTATTAACAGATTATCAAATACTGGCCATACTCCGATAACAGGTAATTCTGAATCAGCTCCTACATCTATATAGTCAGTAGCACCCCATGTCTCTATTGCACCTATAGCAGAGTAATGGATTCTATTCCCATTGTATGTTCCTGATCCTGGGCCATAATCTCCCCACGACCAGAATCTATCTCGCCATGCAAATAACGCTGCAGGGTCCCATAACTGCGGATATTCGTTATCTGTTAAACTTCCATCGGCGCTAGCTGTAATAGCTTGAAAACCATCAGCTCCAGTATCATCTAAACCTTTAAGATATCCATCTCCTCCAACAATAACTTTATCATGACCTAATCTTTGAAAAGGCATAGCGCTAATAAGTATTTCAGAACTAGCATCCCAAGCAGCATCTGAATACCTAGCAGGTTTATCCAATACCCTGAACGTACCCCAACCCAGGTCGCTACCACCCATTACGCCTTGAGCATGTGCAGTTTCATCCCAATAGTACGGATCTGAAGCTGTAGATTCTATAGCATGAAATCTTGCTTTATCATCCGTACCAATTCCTAAAGGACCCATCCCATAATCGGTAGCTTGATACCAAATCCCGCCAACGAATTTCTGATTAGCTTCCCGATTTAGAATATCTCCAACCATCCCGATCTCTTTCAAACAAGGACGAGGCCCTAACGAGCCATTTTCATAAACTTGCATATTGCAAGAATCATAATTAAAGCCCTGCCCTGGTCCATGATCAGGACCTACTCTATGCCAAGGCCCGCTTCGCCAATCTTTATAAGTGACAATATCCTTGTCCTCTACCGGCATAGTTAGAACTCCGAATCACGACGAGTATGCACAGTAAGAGGCTCATAGTTACGACTAACATCATCAGCAAAAGACTTTAATTGCTGCTTGTACTGAGTTTCTAACATCTGATACAACTCTGTATCACGCAACTTTTGAGCAACATAAGAAGCAGCTTTTGTAATTATAATAGGATCAAACCAATCAGGGTTACCCACAGTAGCGCTTGTGCTACCAAGAACATCGACTGTTTCAAGATAACGATGTTGTATCGTAATCGCTTTATCAGGGATAGGAAATAGATATAGTTCCCCAGCGTGTTCAGTATAGAAAGCAGGAGTTCCTTTCCAATCATCCCAAGCCATACGCCGTGTCCATTTCCAAGTCTTACGTTGTAACACAGCAGGAGGATCAACAATAGTTAGAGATAACGTTGTCTTCCAATCCGCTGCATGGCTTGTAATCGTATATTGATTATCATCCGCAGCAACACTTAAATTAGCTATCTTTTCTCGCCAAGGCCATTCTTTTTGAGATTCGACATCTTGAATAGCTGCGTTAACAAAATCAAGCAAATTAGTATCATTTACACGTGCATCATCTGTGGATAAATTAACTCGATTGCGGATAGATACAATTAAGCTAGATGCTGCGGTCATCTTCAAACCTTTCTTTAAAAGCTGCAGCAAAGATAGCTCCATGGATAATATCCTTAGCTCCTTGCGGTAAATTATCAAAATCTATTGGAAATGAAGGCCCCAACTTTGCAGGAGTAGTGCTTGCAGGACCTGTAGGTTGCTGCCCTTGCGCCGGTAACGGACCTTGTGCAACCTCTCCCATTCTTTCTGCAAGCCCAGGAGCTGCCTTTACTTTACTTGGTTGCTGCTGCCCCTGACCTCCTTGAGGCCGCGCCCCCTGCTCTCTCGTAGGGAGTGACTTGCGTGGTTTTGTATTAGCACGCCGTTGTTGCCTTCGTAAAGGATCTATTCGTTCTTGCCCTGCACCAATTCGTTGTCTATCCAAACTTCCTCTTGGTTTATCTACCATACTTCTACCTTAGTACAATCTTCCTCTATAGCCACCAACAGTTTGATGGTGAGCTAAAGCAACTCTATCTTCAGCTTCTTCCATACGATCAGCCTGTTCTTTTTTCTTATCGTCTATTATTTTGTCGTTATGATCATCTATCTCTTGAACTATCTGGTTAATAGATTTTCGTGACATATCCCGCATCATAAGGTATTGAACCATTTGATACGGATTTGGTAGCGGGTCAAAAGGAGCAGAGCCGACAAGGGTTTCCATGCCAGCTCCGTTCCTTTCATCCCATATTTCGATACGATTCAGTTCTTTATTCCAACATACCATGAGAAAGGGATCGCCTTCCCAACCCATAGCCGGTGAACCTTTAGTAATAATATCTGTTAGGTCACCGCCGATAAGTTTGGTTTCACGTATACGTCGGGTTAATTCTGATCGCTTGTCCATAACACTCCTAAGTCCGACAGGGAAGAAAGGATAAAAACCCTGCCGGACCTAGTTTAGAGGTTATTTACCTGTGACTTGTACCAAGTGGTTAATTGTACATGTACCGCTGAACTCAGCCTCAACACCTGAAGTATCGTTCTCGTCATATACTTTTAACTTAGTATTAGTACTGTCAAACACTACGGTAATACCAGCAGCACTTTGAGAATGAGGTATACAACTATCTATTTGGATTAACCCATCAAAAGCAGAAGCTGCAAGAGCTTCTCCCCCTGCTGGATAAGTTCCACTGAAAGTTACCTTCGCATCTATTACGACACGATCTCCCATTATACGCCGGTCTTGTTCTGATATCGCTAGAGCCATGATTAACTCTCCGATAGATCAGAAATTATACCGTGTGTATTTCTCTGGTCAGTACAGAGTTGATGATATTTGAACATGAATGCTTGCCATTCATCGTAACCGGAACGGTTCCTGAGAACTGCACCATCATAATCAGCCCATTCCCAATCAGACATTTCATGTTGTGTGATGTGGTTGGTATTGATCATGTATGCTGTGTTTCCAGTACAGTCACGGTCAGCGACTAGTGGAAGTGAAACATCTCCGCAATCAATGGTCAAAGCTTTGAACCCACCCTTTAGGGTAAGAGAAGCTCCGTCATTGAAGCGCTTCATGCTCTTCAACTGTGCTGCGTAGTTTCGACGAACACCTTTAGTGGTGACACATAGATTAGGGGCTTTGCCTGCTTCTATGTCGATATCGTCAATGACTTTCTCAAAGAGAGTGTCAGTTGCAGCTCGGTTAGTTCCGCTATTTGAACTAGATACAGATGCCCATACAGGGTATGTGCTTGAATCTGTGCCGTGTAGTGAGGTTCCTGCAACTCCTACGATCTTTTGAAGACCGATGAGTTCCAATGTACCTAGACTATCAGCAGCGTCAGCTCCTGATCCATCAGCAGATTTACCGCTGTTGAAACGAGTGATGTAATCGCTTGTGTCAACAGAAGCTCCTATTGTACCAGTTACGGTAACCGTAACTGCTGCTAAGTTTGACTTGTCTACAGCAGAAACCACTAAACCAGTGGAATCTGTTGAAAGTTCGTCAGGATCAGCTAACGTACCAAGATCAATTCGCATACCAACTTCGATCTGATTTGCTTGAGCGATAGTTGTATCTGCGTGCAAAGTAATAACCTGGCTTGAGTTACTAGCGCATCGAGCAATAGTACCGTTACCATCATTAAATATTTGCCTATTGATATCACGACGTAGATCGTTGACACCGTTTGTCATTTCGTTTGAAAGCGCACGAACAAATGACCCAGAGTCACTTGCAGTAGCTTTCATAGCTTGACCAGATACACGAATCCGCAAATAGTTGTATGCAAGACCTACTCTTGCATCAATGTATTGCTGGTTACCAGCAGTTGGAAGTTCTCCGCCTTCCGCTCTTGCACCAATACCGCTGTTACGGCCTACGTGCAAAGAGAGGACCGCTTCGCGACCTTCAACATGCTGAGTTGTTCGTTCAATCTGAGCAAGCATCATATTTTCATTATTTAGCTGTTCACGCGCTGGAGGAAGATAATATTCCTTCAGGGCTTTGTCCAGCGTAGTAGTCGTTGCCGTCAT